GGGCAGGAGGCGCACCCATCGGGGCTCCGGGTTGCGGCGGCGGCGCGGGCTGCTGCATAGCCTGTATCTGGCCCTGAACCTGCTGGACTCCTTGCTGCACCTTTTGTAAGGTCGCCTGGGCCTGCTGGAGGGACATTTGAGCTTGCTGCACCTGCTGTGGAGTGGCATAGTCTAAGTTCGTCATCGCCGCGAAGGTTTCGACGCTAAAATGAGCACTCGCCAGTTCCGCCACTATCCTGAGGCATCCCCGAATATAGTCCTGAGCTGCCCCCTGCATATTCTGCAGCCTCTGCGTTCCCCATTTCGACTTGAGGTTCTGCGCACTCGCTGTTTCACTCGCCTGCGTATCTCCGCGCATGATGTCGGAGATACCAGTAATCTCGTAGATTGTGTTTTTACACCGTTCCTGCGCCGCGTACAGCTCATTCAGCACGTTGATCAGCGACTCGAGCGGCATGAGCCAGATGGAATTCTGCAAGTTCTTCCCATCTTGCAAGCCCACCACGTTCTTCGCAGCGATAATCGTGTTATCATCTGCGTTGAGGAGTTCCTTCAACCCCTGAATCGTGCCGTCGTAGAAGCCGCGTACTTTCAACGCATTGACGACTCGGTTGATCCGGAGGGTAATCTTGTTGAGTTCCCGCGCCTGGACCTTATACGCCTCATACGGCGGGGTCGGCGTCAGCGTGCTGAGCTTCTTAACAAAGTGCAGCGGCCGATAGCAGGGGAAGAACCCACTCAGCCCGAAAGGATCCGCCGCGGTCTTACAGAGTTGCTCTTTGAGTTCTGGGTGATAGAAGAAGACCTTCTTAGTAGCCTTCTCCCAGATCTCCCAAACGACCGCCGTGTCAACAGCTCCCTGGTTATCCTCTTCCGCATCCTCATGCTTTTTCTTCGCATCATCTTCCTGTGCAGAGGGCTTCGTAAACTTCATCTTCGCCACGACCTCTGGCTTGAAGTTCAACTTCGCATCCTCTTCCGTCATTTCGTGCTTGCGGGCTACCCAGGGCACGTTCTCCCACCGGCGGGCATACCCATGCAAGAAGTCACTATACGCGACATCCTCCCCGCAGATCGTTTCCCAGACTACTTTTCCCTTCCGCGGCAGGAGGCTTCCTGTATTTTCCTGCTCGCTATCATCATCCTCATCTTCCTCCCCCTCTTCGTCGGGGGCCGCGGTTTCTTTGACCTGCGGGTCGTAGCTCCACCAAGTAACCCCGCGGCCGACGACCAGTCCACCGAGTGTAGCTTGTCGAAATAAGCTATGATAGCTCTCATACTCGTCGGAGTTGCTATCGCAGAGATAGGAGAGGGATCGCTCGACAGTATCAGCAGCGCACTTCGCCAGAGGATCAGCATCCTCAAATCGGCGCTCGACAATAGGTCGAGGGGAGGAGTTGTAGACGGCGGGGAGAAGCGTCTCTGTGTTCGCATAGAGAATGTTGAAGGTGTTGTCAACTGTATCTTTCAGCTCGTAGAGATCCTGCGTAGCCCTTGCCAGCTTGCGGTAGTGCTTTTCCCGCTTAGCCGCCAGGTCAATTTCCTTCCCCCAGCGAGCAACTGCCGGATCGAGTTTCTGCTCGACCGCGGCCTTCTCCTCCACATCCTTAAACGGATCGCTCATTGCAGACCGACGATTCCTGTCGCCGCCGTGCCAGTTGCCATGATCCTATGTACGCTGATCGGGTAAATGTACCCGGCCACCGCGGTAATCTGCACCGTCGTCCCCAGCACATTTTGGAAACTGACCGTGCCGCCGACACTGACGAGAAAGCCACCATAACTTTGAAGCGTCGTATCACTCGTCGTGACTGCTACCGCACTGTCATACCCTGACCAAACTCCATTCATTGCCATCTCGATCTCCTTAAGCTGCGTCTTGCTCGGCGAGCAACCGGCGGCTTCGATTACGCTCGATCAGCTCGTCTATTGTCATTTCGTTCGGGTTTTTTGGGAAGTGCAGAGTGTGCACATCCTCGGGTTTATGCTCCACCCACGGGCGGGCCATGCAAGCATATCTCGTCTCATCGCAAGCATGGTCTTCACCTTCCGTGTCCAGATCCTCAGGGTCCGTCTCATCCACCTGCGCAATTGGGATCGTCCGAATGCTGTCATCGCAGCAATCGAGAAAGTAAAGCATCGGGACACCATTCGTCCCAGTAATCCTCTGCCGCATGGCCTGCCAACCCGGAACCCGCTTGTTATCCGCCCGCCGCCAGCTCACATGCTCACTCATAGCCTCCATAATGCTGGGGCCGCCGTCCCGCGTGAAGATACTCGGGTCCGCCACGCCATAACTCACCGGATCTGCTACCCAGGGATACTCTGCCATGCTCGCGGGATCGTAGTTCTCCAGCCGCTCCCTACTCCGAATCCCCTTCGCCACCAGATCCGCGTTCATCCTCAACCCTTCGTTGGGCTTCCCGGTTGAGCCGTACCATTCCCTGTACTTAACGAGCGCTCCCTCAGGCAGTCCCCACGTCCCATCGGACACGGCATACCAGCCGCAAGAAAATGGTCGAGCGTATCCCCAGTCAAATGACCTAAATCGCAGGGCATAAACTGGTATCCGGCGGAGCCAATCGGACGTCGCCAGCACATTCTTATCGGACCAGGAGTCGAAGAAAGCTCCATCGACGAGATCCCAATTTCCCTCGAGCCAGGCCCTGACCAAGGCCTCGCTGCCCGACTGACGCAACCGCGCAATGTAGAAAGGATCGTTCTGCGCCAGTAACTGATTATCCCCGATCTTGCTCGGGATAAAGACCCTCTCCATTGTGAGCGTTTCACCTGTCAGTCCTTTGAAGTCTTCCCGAATGACCTTGTATCCTCGGGGGTCAGGCGTAATATATCGGGCTTTGACCCAATGGTGTCCTGGACCTCCTGGATTACCTGTGAGACGCATACCAACAGGTACACCCACGGCGCTTCTGAGCGTGCCTCATAGTAGGTTAATCGGCGCTGGCGACGGGAAGTTTGTTGCCTCTTCCACATAGACGCGCGTATAACTGTGTCCCTGGTATTCTTGCGCGTCAGAGTCTTTCTCGAGGTATCGGAACTTAAGCCGTCCTCCTCCAGGCATGGTCCATTCCGCTTTCTGCTCATTGTACTTGCCGCCGATCTGCGAGTAAAGTTGCTTCGTCCGCGCCACCACTTCCTCGAGCTGCTTGAACTTCCGGCGGAAGAACACCCCTACTGCGTGCTGATTGTAGTTGCTCGAGTGCTCCAGCCAGTCCCCTACACTCGCCTCAGTCTTCCCGCCCCCGCGGGCCCCGCCGAAGAAGATCTCCTGTATCGGACACGCGATGAGCGCGGTCTGCGGCCCCTCCTGGGGCTGCCAGATAATCTGCTGGTTGACCTTAGCCATCAGGCATCCGCCCCCGACGTTCCGCCGGCCTCAGCCATCAATCACTGTATCAATGGTCACGGTACTAGCCAGGCGGGGATTGTGCCTCTGTGCCCAGCCATCCGCCGTCGCTTCCTTCTGTGGCATGGCGACCACGTAGTTGTTCACCTGGACATTTGCATTAGCCGCCTTCGCCCCATACCCCAGCGCCCGCGAGGTGATATCCAGCGCCTTCAGCGCCACGTCCACGCTCACATTCGGCAGGTCTAGCTTCTCCATCAGCACGGTCATGGACCGCCCCGCGAGAGCTTCCATCTGCTTCTCCAGGCTGGCAATGATCACGGGGTCCGTCAGCTCCGCTTTCCGCTCCGCCAGTTGCTCCTGCATGGCGTCCGAGCGCAAGATCTGGCTAATCCAGCCCGGCGTATAGCCGAAGTGTGCCGCCAGCTCGTTCTGCGTGATGCCGGGATCTGCAATGATCAGGTCCACGATCGCCTTGTGCGAATACGCGTTGATCTTGCTGATTGCTTGCGAGTCGCCTGAACTCATGCTGGGCCTCCGAGGGCGGCGGGCGGGGAATGGATTGAGCATACGCCGCCGGCGGGAACCCTGTCAATAGGGAGGCTGCCTGGCCGTAGGCCGGGAGGCTGGGGATAACCACCGGCGGTTACTGTCGTGTATTTGCCGGCAGATACCGATGGAGCTTTTTCCCACCCAGAGCGAACCCCGCCCTAAAGGTCGATCTATGCGGCGGGACTCCAACCGGCTTGGCCCCCGGCACACTTCTTGCAGGGGCACAAACCATGCCAGCTGACCGTTCGTCAGATGATTATTCACTCGACGGATTCGGGCACGAATCTTGCTACGCGGGTATCGGGCGCAATTATCGTGCCTGAAATGCTACCGTTCGTCGGCCCGAGGGGACTAGCACGAACCATGCCACGGATGTGACGGCCTGCGCCGTCATATTGTGACGTCTAGCGGCACTTTTTCAGGCACGATTTTCCGACGTGCGCGGCGGGGGACATACTACCCTACCAGCCACATACGGCGCGTGGCATAGCGGGGCATTTAGGGCCGTTTGCGGGCATTATTCCCGCCTATAATCTTCGTGTAATCGCCGGTAATCGTGGCACGGCGCTTGCATATAGTAGGGTGCCACCCCCAATGCGGGGGGCGCCGCGAATCAGGACCATGTAGGCGGCCACGTTCATTATACAATTAGGGAGCTACCATGCGTGCTAACGGAACGATGTTGTATTCCTTTGATGCATTCAGCGGCAAAATGGAATGGGCCTTTCCGGGGACTAGCCTGACGCCCGTTACATTTACCATTCCGAACCGGGACGCAATCGCAGCAATCGATGATCTGTCATACCCCGCGATTCATAACGGGTACAAGCAGAAAATCGGCGACGCTGCCGCAATCGCGCGCAATACTGAAACGGGGAAACCCGCGACGGCGCAAGATAAACGCGACGCGATGCAGGCAGTTGTTGATCGCCTGAACAATGGCGAATGGAATGCGGTGAAGACCGGCGGAAAGCCCAAAATGGTCAATCGTGCAATTCTGGCGATGGTCATTGCCGCGGTCAAGGGCAAGGATGTTACGAAGATTTCCAAGTGGGTG